ACTCCTACCTGGGGAGCGGCACGGCCCTGCTCTGCGCGATTGAAAAGTACGGACGCGAGAACTTCACTCGCACGACGCTGTTCGAGTGCTCGACGGCCGAGGAGGCATACCTCATCGAGGCGGCCGTCGTCGACGAGGAGTGGGTGAAACGCGACGACACCTACAACCTCAAGACCGGCGGCATGGGTGGCATGGGCTTCACGTTCACGATGCCCGAGGCTGCGAAGGAGAAGATTCGCCAGTACCGGCTCGGCCGGCAGCACACGGCAGAGACCAGGGAGAAGATCAGCGACTCCCTGAAGGGCCGGACGCTGAGCGAAGAGCAACGCCAGAAGATTTCGGAGTCGGTGAGCCGGTCGAACTCTCGGAGAACGGTGAGCGAGGAGACTCGGAAGCTCCTGGCTCAGAGGCAACGCGAGTCATGGGCGAGGGGTAGGAAGTCACGCAGGGATGGAGTCATCCATAACGAAGTCGATCGTAGCGTCTGCGAAGGCTCGGGGGTGGTGGACATTCAAAATCCACGGCGGCCCGATGCAGACGAGCGGAATCCCTGACCTCCTGTGCGTGAAGCACGGCCGGGCGGTGTTCCTCGAAGTGAAGCAGCCAGGGAAGAAGCCCACTGAACTCCAGAAGCATCGGATGCACGAGATCAAGTCGATCGGCGGCGGCGTGGCCGAGGTCGTAACGAGCAGGCAGGAAGCAGAAAGGATTCTCGATGACGCAGATCACCCTTGCGTGGCATGAGGCCGCGATGGCGTCCGACGTCGGCCGGATGCGGCATCTCGCCAGCATCAAGGCCGGGCTTCAGGACGCTCATGGCTTCACCGGCGACGGATGGAGCGAGCACATCGAGGGCGCCTGCGGCGAGATGGCTGTCGCCAAGTCGCTCGACCGCTACTGGGACGGCAGCGTGAACTCTTTCAAGGCCGACGACCTGCCTGGGCTCCAGATCAGGACGCGGAGCCAGGATCACTACGACCTCATCATCCGGAAGCAGGACCGCGACGATGCCGTGTTCGTCCTGGTGACGGGCCGGTGCCCCAACTACGTCGTGCGTGGCTGGATCAAGGCGGGAGACGGGAAACGGCCCGAGTATCTCCAGGACTACTCCGGCCGTGTCGCGGCGTGGTTTGTCCCCCAGTCGGCCCTTCGTCCGATGGAGGAACTCTGATGGGTTGCATCACGTCGAGAAAAGAGTGGCCCCCGCAGCCGAGGAAGCGGCCGCTTGTCAGAACCGAGAAACGCCTCGTCCTCAAGGGCGGCAAGTGGGTCAGCGAACTCGTCACCGTCACCGACTACACGATCGACTGGCCGAGCCTGCGGTGCTCGGGATCGAGCCGGTCGGCAATTGAAGACACCTCCGGATACCAGGAAAATGCCATCCGAAACATGGAAGACTGAGATCGCGACGGCATGACTGACAAAGAGGCGAGAGAGCACCTTGGCTTCAACACATTCTCCGCTTACGCTGGAGAGAACGGACCTATTTTTTGTTGCGAGGTTTAATCAATGAGTTGGCTGTTCGGCGGCGTGATTGACGCCATTGACAGACTGACGGCAGAGATTCGGCGACAGACGCATTGGTTGCGCCGGCCGAGATTGAGAGTTCGACAAGTAACTAGGAGAGCAAATATGCTCATCTATTCGGTAACCGCTTCGGCTCCGTCCGCTGCGGACGTGGTTGAGAGGCGGTTGACGGTTGAAGTTTCCGGCCAGGAAGCGGTGAGCACCACCCACCCAGGCGAGGAGACGAACCTTGGCGAGATCGCGGTCCCCCAGGACTCGACTGCTCGCCTTTCCCTGGTCGACGTTGACGATGCCGGGAACGTGAGTGAACCGGCCGTGTTCGAGTTCACGGCGGTCGACACGATCCCCCCGGCCGCCCCGGGGCAGTTCGGCGTCACGCTGGTTCGAGAAGAGTAATTCAGACGCAGGCGGCGAGGACATCAACTCGCCGCCTGCGCCTCTATTCGGAGATTTCAAGATGGTGAAGATTGAGAGAAAGGTTTCAGTCCCAAAGAAACCCGAGCCCGTGAAAGTGAAGATCGAGGAGAAAAAAACGGTGAAAATCCGTTGACCATTTGTCTGGATACGGGTACGCTACAGGCCGCATGGATGCTGTAGTTACGATCATCGGCCGCCTCTCAGAATCAGACGCCGCCGTCATCGTCTCCTCGATGACGAAGCCCGGCTCCGAGTTTCAAGAAGAGGTCAAGTCTCGCGAAGGCAGCACCACGCCGATCGCGATCGTCCGTGACGCCGGAGACCCGATCGTCGCGTGGGCGGCGACTCACGACTGGCGAGGGCTACAGACCCTGGAGGGCTACACGAAGGAGCCGTTCCGCCGCCGTGGCCTCGCCCGTGCCGCCGCCTCGCTGCTCGCGGCCGCCGGGCACATTGACTCAAGCAAGACAACTGCGGTCTTTGCGCCTCACTGCGTGGAGATCGCACGAAGCGTTGGCTGTCGTGACGTTCGCCTGTTCGAGCGTCGCGGCGGGGAGTGGTTGGAAAACTCGTAGAAGAAGGGATTCTCTACAATGATCGCGTATCTTTTGATGCTCGTGGCACAGGTGACAGTTTCGCCGGAGCCGTGCTCGGTCCTGACTCCAGGCGAGACTCAACTCGTCGAGAAGACGAACGAGGCACGGCAAAACAACGGTCTCGCTCCGCTTGTGATCGACTGCCGTCTGATGGGCTCCGCTCGGCGGCATGCCAACCGCATGGCACGGGCCACGTCCATGTACCACTCCACGGGAGTCACCGAGAACGTGGCGACGGGCCAGCCGTTTGCGAGCGACGCTGTCGTCGTTTGGCTTCACTCACCGGGGCACCGGGCAAACATTCTCGGCCGCAGCTACCGCCGCATCGGCGTCGCCGGCGTCATCGGCCCCGATGGCCGTACTTACTGGGTGCAACAGTTCGCACCGTGACCGTCCCCTCCGGTGGTTCCGTTGCCCCCGGCCACTGGGTAGGTGGCTGGGGGTGACGGGCCATCGGGTTCTCTCAAGGAGTGTTCATGTTTTCTTGGCTAAGGAGGGTTTTCAATGGTCGGGCTGAAGAAATCAGAGTTCCAGAAGCTCTGGACAACAAAGTCTCCTGCGGAGATCGCTGCGGAGATCGGGGGGACGCGGCAGGAGGTCTACCGAATCGCAAAAAAGTTCGGTCTCCCGCCAAGAAGCGTCGTCAAACCAAATGTCGAGTTCAATCCAAGCAGAAAAGAAATTCGTCGAATGACTGCGGAGTTCAGAGAGCAGTGGAGCGACGAAGAGGAACAAAAGCGGCGAGTCGGGCCGCAGCGGGAAAGCCGCCGGTGGAGCGTCCCGCAGGTTGAGTTCTCCATGAAGCCTGCGTCCTTTTCGAGTACCTACCTATGAGTATTCCTAGCTCAATGAACATCCCATCCGAGCCGTGGCTGTCGCACATCAGGCTCCCTGACGGCAGAGCCCTGGCCGTAGACATCGGCGCAAACCGTGGCGAGTGGTCGAGGGCGTTGTCGCTGAAGTTCCAGAAAGTCATCGCCGTCGAGCCGGACGAGCGAGCCTACTCTCACATCGGGGAAATCCCGAGGGTCGAGATCGCGAAGCACGCTGTCGCCGAGAAGACTGGCACCGCGACGCTCTACATGCGTCCGATGCCGGACCAGAACTCGCTCCTGGAGTCTCACCCCGTCGGGGCCGGCGGCGGCGTTGAGGCCCCGGTCACGGATCAGTTGCTGGTGACCGTGGTCTCGATGGACGACCTTTTCCCCGAGGGCGCCGACTTCGTGAAGATGGACATCGAGGGAGGAGAGGTCGCGGCACTTCGCGGATGCAAGAGCGTCGACAACTGGCAGCGAACGACGTTCCTCGTTGAGTGCCACGACACGTTCGCCGAGGTCTCGAATGAGCTTCAGAGGCTTGGGAAGACGGTCGAGCGGATACCGCACCCGTTTCCCGGACACCCTGGGCATTGCTGGGCGATTGGAGTAGCGAATTAAATGTCAATGACTCTGCCAAAAGAGACGCTCACGAAGTTCCCTGCCCGCGTTTTGGTCGAGACCGGGACAAACGTCGGAGACTGCATATCTCTTGCCTTAGAGTGCGGCTTTACGAAAGTCATTTCGATCGAAAAATCTGGGCACTATTACGAGATAGCATCCAAAAGGTTCCTTGGAGACAGCCGCGTGACGGTAATTCATGGAGATTCTATTGACGTTCTCCATGAAGTTATTTCTGAGTTCAACGAGCCGATCACGTTCTGGCTTGACTCACACTACACGCCCGGTCTTCCTCTTTCAGCGGCAGGACCGTGTCCTATATTGCGAGAAATTTCCTTGATAGGCCAGCATCGCATAAAGGGGCACGCGATTCTCGTGGATGACGTATCGTGCTTTTCGACTCCAGTTCTGGACAACATCACGATCCATCAGGTTCAAGAAGAGATTCTGAAAATTAGCGACCAATACAAGTTTTCTTTCGAGCGAGGGAAGTTCGAGCGGGACGTCCTGGCGGCGGTTGTCTGATGATCCTCCTCCTCCAGTCCTACTCAACCGGCAACGAAGCTCGCGACGCTGAGATCGCCCGGTGCAGGAAGGAGAACGAGGAGTCCGGAGTCTTCGACCGGATCGCGACAGTCGACGGCGACAAGGAGCGGTGGACGATCGGCGGACTGATGGACGTGTGCCACAAGGCGTTCCCAGGAGAAGTCTGCGTCGTCGCTAATAGCGACATCATCTTCGACGCCTCGTGCATGCAGGCCGCATCGATCCTGGAGAAGTGCTCACTGCTTGCGTTGACTCGGTGGGAGTCTCCCAAGACGCCGAGAATGCTCGGCCACTACGAGAACGAGAAGTTCTTCAGCGGCACTCAGGATAGCTGGTTCTTTGTTGGCGATTCCATCCCGTCGGTCGACATCGAGATTCCGATGGGTCACGTCGGGTGCGACAACGTGCTCGTGGGATGGGCAGTCTCGAATGGGGTTCGTATCGCGGACCCCGCCCTGTCTCTCAAGACGTTCCACGTCCACGCAGACGAGAGCAGGCCAGAGCGGCCAAGCGTCTTCGGGTACTACGGCTACCCAGAACTAACCACGTCCGAGCTTTCTCCGTATGTGCTCTGCCACCAATGCGAAGAGAAGGGATTCAAGCACCTGTGCAAATTCAACTGAGCCTCGCAGAGATTCAGAGACATGACGTCGACCTGATCCTCAAGCCAGAACCCGAGTTCGCCGAGGAATACGATCGCTGTGTCTCGCTCGGCAAGCAGGCGGCGAAGTTCCGCTCTGTCGCATTCGTCGCCATCTGTCGCAACGCGATGCCCTTCCTGCCGTTCACACTCAAGCGTGTCGAGCAGGCGGGGAAAATGTTCCGGCACTCGTGGACCTTTCTTTACGAGAACGACTCCACGGACGAGACGAAGGACTACCTCGCCCACTGGAAAGACTCGGGGCCCGATCGCCACTGCGAGATGCGAAATAACGGACGGCCGCATCTCAACTTCACGAAGGCCGCCGAGAGAACTCACGCCCTGGCCGAGTACAGAAATCAGTGCCGCATCTGGGTGGCCGAGAAGACGAACGCCGACTACGTCGTAGTCTTCGACACCGATCCCTGGGGCGGATTCAGCGTCGACGGCATCGCGAACACGATCGGGCATCTCGAAGACTTCGACGAGTACAGCAACGCCTCTGGCATG